TGAGGTCTTGTGTACCACCCAACCTTAGGTTTTGTTACATGCCCAGATTCTAATGCTACATCTAATAATCCACTCCATTTATTAATACCACCTTCGAATGATACTGTAATAGGGATTTTAGATTTTTCTCTAGCAAATCTTGATTTCTCAATATTAATATTGAAGTTATAGCCGGCAAGGTCCTTACCATCTTTGTTTTGTGAACGACCAATAATCCATACATTACTTGCAGAATACATGACGCCTGTACCACCTGATACCACTGCCTTACTGAACATTTCTTGTGTTTGATATGTATGATTAACCGCGACCATTGGAATATCAACTGTTGTTAGATATGGGGTGATCATTCTAAATAATGATTTAAGTTGTTTTGCTCTTGTCATATCCGCGACAGATTTACCATCAACCGCGTCATCAACTTCTTTTTTAGATGCAAGATTACCAATAGAATCCACGAAGATAAAGACCTTATCACCTCGTTTTAATTCCTCAGTTTTCTTCATAATATCGAATTTAAGTTCTTCAATATTTTTAATAGGGAGATGTAGTACTCTATTTGTATCTACATCAAAAGACTCAAAATACTTTTTAGGTGTACCGAATTCAGAGTCATAGAATAAACAGATAGCGTCATCATATTTTTTAAGATATGACGCCATCATTAATATGCCGAACAATGTTTTGAAGTGCTTTGACGGGCCAGCCAATACCGTCAAACCAGAAGATAACCCACCATCCATTTTACCTGATAATGCAACATTGATCATAGGTACGTCTGTAGGTATTACATCTTTATTAACAAAAAATGATGACTCAGCCAATACTGATGCATCATCTAAACTTGAGACCTTTTTTAATCTCGATAATAATTCACTCATCTTTTTTCTCCAAAATTTTTCTTATCTCATCTAACTCGTCTTTAATTGTCACATATAAAAATATACCAATCGAAAACATTAAAATGATAATTATATACTCGTTCATATTATTTCCCTATAATAATAATATTATAACATAATTCTTAAGCGTTGTAAACATCATGAGAAGAAACTTTCTAATGTAGCTTTACGTTCCCAGTCCCATCCAATAGCGGTTAATATGCCCTTGATCGGTTGTAGAAAAGTCTTCTCAAATTGTAAATCATAATCAATGGATCTCTCCAAATCGAAATACTCAGGTATTCCATCTCTAAAAGCTAATACATGAGTATGTGCATGATTAGGTTCTTTCAAATAGATAAATTTAATCTTTTCAGCATCGCCAATAGGTTCTTCACTTCCCTTCTTGAGAAGTCTATTAAAAATAATAGCACCTCGTACATGAATAGGACAACCCTTCTTGGGATGTAGAACACCATCGACGCTCTCACTCCACTTCTTAATACCATTTACTGATCTAGGGAATGCGATGTCTTGAGGCTCTAGAGATTGGAATGACTCCCACTCAGCGTCAATAAAATCTAATACTTCTGCATTAGTACCATCAAAAATGATCGGTAGAGTTTTCTTTAATCCAGCTCTGATCTTTTCAGGCGTGGATGACTTAATCAAGTCCAGGCCCATGATTTTAATCTTAGGTGTCGAATAACGTACACCCTCATTGTCGTGTACGCGTAATGCATATCTTTTCTTAGCTGTCCAGAATCCCTTATCCGAAATACCCTCACGATCCATAATCATCAACTGCTCTTTAGAGTTTGTATAATCATACATCTCGTCATAACACTTATTAATATGTGGTTCAACTTGATCTTTACAGAAATTATCCAGCATGTCAACAACTTCTGTGGTAGACTTATCTTTCATGAATTTTGATACGATATCTGACATGTCGACATAATTAGAGTCTGTATCAATAGCAATAATTCTATCTTTATCATCATTTAACATATTATTAAAATACAAATTTAATCTGTCTGCAATCCACCTAATACTAAGTTGACCAGATAATGTAATAGAAGATGCTAATTTCAAATCGAAGAAGCGGAAGTATTGATTACCGAGGGCGCCATACGCAGAGTTTAAAAGAATCTTAGCTGCCATCTGTTTGTTGTTAAACTGAGTAGCTAATATAGATATCTTCTTATACTCGTCAGAATCAGTATCATGCTTCTGCATTTCTTTCTGATAATCTAACATCTGATTCTTCGTGGTCTTTCTTTGGTTGTATAACCATTCCATAAGATGTGGGAATACTCCCTGTTCATCTTTACGATACATACTACCAGTAGCTGTTAGAGCACAATTTAAATCATGAGCTCTGGATGTATCAACTGTTTTAGTTATAAGATCATCAACAGTTACTTCAAGCTTTTCATCAATAAGAGTTTCAGGACTAATATTGAACTGTCTAATAAGAGATGGGTATAGAGATGCAAGGTCGAAAGACACGATCCATTCATGAAAGCCGACTAACGGCGTCTTAACATATGCTCCAGGGAATTCACCTTTTTGTTGATGTCTATTAATAGGAACAACAATATTTTTATCGTAAAGATGATGGTAGATAATAGAGTCCCAAGTCTTTACTGGAGAATACACATCACTAAAACTTAATTTAGCTTGATATGCAACAGTCATATGCAAGTCTATCAATTTCAATTTATCATCAATGCGTTTAACTAGTTCTACGTCTTTTACGTTATAGCGTAAGAATTTGTCATAGTTCTGCTCTTCAAGCTCAATAAGGTTCTTCACCTCAGAATAATCTAGTTTCTTCTCACCTAATTCAATATTCGCAATATGATCTAGTCTGTATGATTCTTGAGCAGCGTATGTGTATTTCTTATATAGTTCAATATAGTCTAGTTGATCGATGCCTAAGATCATAACCTCACTCATCTCACGAGTACCGACCATTCTATCTTTAGCAGCACATACTTTAAACGGAGATAGATGTCTTGCGACTTTCTCACCGATAACGTTGCTGATACGATTGTAAATATACGGCATATCGAAATGATCTACATTCCAGCCTGTAATTACATGGGGTGGGTTAGCTGTCCAAAATTGAAGGAACTTAGCGATAAGATTTTTCTCATCTCCACATTGGTGGTAGATAACATTGTCTTTATATTCGCCTCTGTCTTCCCATGAGTCGAAGCCCCAAGTATTCCATCTCTTTCCATCATAGATGGTGATTGCTGTTATCGGGGATAATGCGTCTTTAGGATGGGGAAAACCCTCAATATTCGACGAGTTTACCTCGATATCGATATTGAATACTCTAACTTTCGTTAGGTCATATTTAACTTCAGGTTCTGGAAAGCGATCATGCATATATTGAATAGCATAGTTATCCATTCCGTGGATAGTTTTACCCTCAACATCTTTTTCTTGATCGATCCAGTCTTTAGCATCTCTAATACAATCAAACTTACGCGGGGTAAGATTTTCCTTGCTAATAAGAGATTTGAACTTTGATTCTCGATGAGAGTTGGTGAATAGAGTAGGCTCGTATCGAGTTCTCTTTTGATATTCATGACCGCAGTCGATGCCGCGTTCGTAGATGTGTTGCCCCCACTGGCGCATATTTGTGTATTGGATCATATAATACATTATTCAAGTTATGATACTATTATATCATAACGGGTGGAACTTGTAAACGGTTAGCCGTCAATTATCGCATTAATCTTTTTAATTTGTGCATCAATAACTGTATCACGACCAGGCCATCTAATGGTATCTTTCTCTGGAGATTTTTTTAAGTTGTATAATAAAGGAAGAATTAGTCTTGCCATATTCTCAACTTTAGTTTGAGCAGCTTGTTCTACAACATCTCTTACTTCATCAAAATCTAATTGAGCAAGAATACTATCAAGTTTATGTTCAATATTATTTGATGATGCGATTACTGTGTCTTGTACTGCGCTGTTTTGTACTGCATCAACATCAGCTTGAGTAACTTGAGCTTCCTCAAACGAGATACCAAAGTCAAAATCGTTAGGATCAAAATTATCTATTGCCATTATTGTTCTCCGAATGAGTATTTAGGTTTTAAGTTCCACTTATTCTTATCTTTGTGTGGAATGATTTTGAATGTATTATATTCAGCTATTGGTTGACTATTAATATCTGATACTACAGATAATAGATTCCATTCCTCTAGAAGTTTGATGATGCGATTACGACGTTCAACGTCTTCAACTGTAAAATTAGACTGACGTCCATCTTGCAAGAACATCTCTTTAAAATGTACTATGT